CCTGTTCGCACCATTCATCATAGTTGGAATCCTGAGAAAGTATCTTTGGTAACATCCTGTTTGATTCCTCCAACAATGTATGATTCAACTTCGGTTTCCTGTGGTGCCACTTGAAGACCCTTAGAAGAAATCCAGTGCTCAGTCCAAGGAAGTGGATTATTCTTCGCAGAAATATCATAAAGTGGTTTGAGACCAATTGCCTTCATTCTACGGTTCGCAATCCATTCAACGTACTGTTGTAATAGTTTGTCATTCAGACCAATCATTGACCCATCCTTGAACAGATACTCTGCCCAAAGTTTTTCCTGATTCACAGCGTTCTCAAAAGTCTTGTAGAACCATTGCTCTTCTTCTTTAGAGATACGCGCCATATCAGGATCATCACCTTCTTTCCATTTGTTCAGAATGTTCTGAGTAATAACCAGATGCTGATTCTCATCACGAGCAATCAGTGAGATGATTTTTGCACTTCCTTCCATAAGTTTGAGCTCGCCAAACGCAAAACTACAAGCGAAGCTGACGTAAAAGCGAATACCTTCAAGAATATTAACGTTTGCAACTGCTCTGAATAGTTTTCTTTTGAGTTCATACCTTGCCTCTTGTGCGTATGGTACTTGTTCTAATGCGTGAACCCACTCATTTGTAGAACCATAATGCTGAGCACTATTGATGAAATCGTTATATGCCTGAGTTACACTCACGGCACGTTCCATAATGCGGTCTTCTTTGAGAATAGTATCAAAAACTTCAGAAGGGTCTGAATAAACATTCTTAATGATATAGGTGTATGAGCGAGAATGGATCATCTCCATAAACTCCCAAACCTTCATACACGCTTCCAGTTCAGGCAGTGAACAGTATGGAGCAAATGCCATACCAGGTCCACGACCCTGAACGGAATCCAACATTACCTGATACTTCAGGTTACTGGTGAAGATGTGCTTTTGCTCTGGGCGTAGCATATGATAGTCGCTACGATCTTTTTGAAGAGAAACTTCTTCGGGTCTCCAGAAGTAACCTAGTTGCTGTGTTGTTAGTTTATCGAAGATTGGATATTTGTAAGAATCATATCTTTGAATTCCTAGTGGTTGTCCAAAAAACATAGGTTGTTTTTTGGTGTCTACTTCCTGAGGGTTAAAGACGGTCATTGATTCGACCACTGCTTTTTCCTCCAAACCTGTTTTAAATCTTACAAGACTCACAATCTTCCTCCTCTGCTTGTTCTAGTTGAGAAATTAAATCTTCAAGAGACTGCTTGGTTTCTTCAACCTCATCAGTCTTATGATCATAAGTATTCTGATAGTAACTGGTTTTCCAGCCGTACTTATATGTAGTTAAAAGGTCCTGTGCCATTACTGAAGTAGGAACTTCATTATCGGGGTAATTTTCTGGATTATATGACCAGTTTCCAGAAATCGCTTGATCAAAGAACTTTTGCATAACAGCAACAATATGAATATAACCGCGATTGCTAGGCATATCCCAGAGCAACGTATAGTTGTTTTTAAGACTTTGATACTGGGGAACAATCTGCTTGAGTGGACCCTTTTTCGACTTCTTAATGGACAAGTATCCGCGAGGTGGTTCGATTCCGTTGGTTGCGTTTGACACAACGGAACTGCTCTCCGATGGCATCTGTGCGGACAATGTTGAGTTCCGTACCCCGTATTTGAGTACCTGCTCTCTAAGATGCTCCCAATCATACTTCAATTCGTTAGGTACAATTTCATCAACGTCCTTTTTGTATGTATCAATGGGAAGAATCCCATTACCATATTTGGTTCGGTTACTATACTCACAAGCACCTTTTTCTTTAGCAAGATTAACAGTTGCTTGAATCAAATAATACTGAAATGCCTCAGTAAGGTCGTGTACAAGTTTCCAGGCACCAGGATCGTCATAATGCTCCCCGTGCTTAGCGAGATAATGGGCAAGACCAATAAAACCTACCCCAAGTGAACGACGTGCTCTGGTGGCGATTTCTGCTGCCTTAACGGGGTATCCCTGAAAATCAATAAGTTCATCAAGAGACCTAACAGACAGATCACAAAGAACCTCAAGGTCTTCATTATCCCGAATCTTTCCAACATTAATAGCAGAAAGTATGCATAGAGCAATCTCACCATTTGGATCGTCAATATGTTGAATTGGTTTGGTAGGCAGAGTGATCTCCTGACACAAATTGCTCATCTCAACCTTATCCATAAAGGACGAATGAGAGTTGCAATGGTCAATGTTCATAATATAAACACGACCAGTTTCAGCACGTTCTTTCAGGAGGTCCAAAAAGAGTTCTTGAGCGCCGATAGTTTTTCTTGGAATAGACTCATCTCGTTCATAACGAACATACAACTCGTCAAATCCATCAGTGCCAAAAGCATCATACAGACCAGGAACAGAGTGGGGAGAGAAGAGAGAGATTTCTTCGTTGCGGATGAAGCGTTCATAGAAGAGTTTGGAGATTTGGATAGAATAGTCTAACTTACGAACACGGTTATCTTCGGTTCCTTTGTTATTCTTTAATACTAGGATGTCTTCGATCTCTTGGTGCCAGATGGGGAAGTGGACAGTTGCTGATCCACCTCTGATGCCATTTTGAGTGCAGCATCGGACAGTTGCTTCAAACTTTTTGAGGAAAGGGACAACACCTGTGTGCTGAACTTCTCCACCTCTGATTTTAGCGTTGATGCCCCTGATACGACCTGCGTTGATACCAATTCCTGCTCTTTGAGCAACATAGCGACCAATTGCCATATCAGAGCTGAAGATACTGTCAAGGGTGTCATCAACATCAACAAGAACACAACTTGCATATTGGCGAAGTGGGGTTCTAACACCTGCCATGATTGGCGTAGGAATGTTGATTTTGTGCTTGGAGATTGCATCGTAGTACTTCCTCACGTAATCTAAACGTGTTTCTTTAGGATACTTGGAAAAGATTGTCGCCGCAATCAAAAGGTACATAAACTGTGGCGTTTCATAAAGTTCGTTAGAACTTCTGTCCTGCACGAGGTACTTATCAACGACTTGACGTAGACCTGCGTAAGTAAACAGATAGTCACGACTATGATCAATGAACGACTCAAGTTTATCAAACTCTTCATCAGTATACAGATCAAGGATTTCTGGGTCATAGACACCTCTACCAACGGCACGAAGAACGTGCTGCTTGACAGTAGGGCAATCGTGCATACGACCAAATAACTGCTTGCGGAGGGCGAACAGAAGCAGGCGAGCAGCAACGAATTGATAGTTGGGGTGATCCAGATCAATCAGGTCAGAAGCAGAACGAATCAGAATTTCCTGAATCTCTGCGGTAGTGATACCATCATAAAATTGGATGCCTGATTGCATCTCTACCTGAGATGCTGATACACCTGCTAGGTCTTTGCAGGCTTCTTCCACCATAACGTGGAGTTTATTTAGATCAAGGGGTTCAGTTTTACCATTTCTCTTAACGACTTTCGTTCCGTTGCTCATATTTTCTTCCAGTTGTTAAACTTAATTTTTGCTTCTAAACCTGTGTATGTATTTGATTTTAACACATCCATAACGTTAAGTCCAGCTAAAACCATATCATTAATATCTTTTTGCTGGATACTTGTTGGCCAAATAATTACCTTGTCTCCTCTGTTGATTGTTTTTGATATTCGGTTGACGATTTCTCGATTGCGAGGTTCGTTATCAAAAACGTAAATATAATCGCCCCAACCAAACGACCCAATATCAACGTCGGACCCACACATAGCAATAGCATTTTGTACAAACGTGGAGTCGAAGGGTCCTTCAACAATGTAAATGGGTTTCGAAGAATCCACTTGGTCAAGACCATAAATCTTCGGGGCATCATCAGAAAGCATCACGGTAATATATTTAACAGGGTTGGGACCCAGTGCTCTTCCCTGAAAACCTATCAAGTTGGAGTCTGCATCATACATTGGTATAATAATGCGACTCTCATCCCTACCGATAGTGTCGAACGTAACTTTTTGAGTGTTCGTCCACTCCTTAAATTTGTCAGCAAAGTAAAACTTTTCTGGGTTCAGTTTCCTCCTTTCCAGGTATTCTCTAGCAATCGGAATCTTTGATGCTTTAGGTAAATCCAGTTTCTTTTTGAAGACTGGTTTTACAAACTCAAACTTGGGTTCCTCAACCACAAAGTTTTTACCCGTATGCCCTTCCTTAAACTTTTCCAGAGTGTATTGCTTATGGAGCGTAGGATCTAACTCCTTGAGAAAGTTATTGAAGGATAAACTTGCTCCGCAGTTGTGACACTTGAAGTTCGTATTATTCTTGACTGGATACAAGTATCCTCGTGCCTTTGTTTTGTTACGTTGAGAGTCACCACATATGGGGCAGCGGAAGTTGTAGAGATCTGCCTTGACTCTCTTAAACTTTTGTAAGCGTGACGAAACAAGTCCAATGTACTTGGAGTCAATCAAATCCATTATAAAGGTGCTTTACTTCGCTCTTTCTATTGTAGCAGGGGTAGAAGCAGGAGTCAATAAAGAAGTTGCGGTGGGAATGACTCCGATTAGAAAAGCAACAATTGCGATTGCTCCCACTGCTTTCCATTTAAACTGTGATATTTCTTCTACCTTTTCTTCAACCTTTTCTATTCTTTCACTAAGTTCTTTACTAATTGCTTCGTGTTGTTCTTTGGATGATACTTTAATATCCTCAATCATCTTTACAATAATATTATCTGTTCGGTTACACTGTTCAATCTTTTCATTATGAACGGCAAGCATTTGACTAATATTTTGACTTGTCTCACCAATCTTTTGAATTGCAGTATCAATACGCTCCATCATTTGCTCGTAAACATTAATACGCTCTTCGAGCAGTGCTATTTTTGTTTCTGTAGATGATAATGGGAACATTGACTTATTGTGGTGGTTTTCTTTTTTGCATCCAACGAGAACGAGAACCTTTTCCACCATAGATATATTTTTTCTTTGGCGCAGGCATTACTGGATCATATCCTGCAACAGGACCTTTTGGATCAGCGGAACCAGTAAATCCACCAGCACCTACAACCATGCCTTCCTCTTTAAGGGTACGAATAATTTGAATTACTCTATCTAATTTATTCATTAAATTTCTTGCAATTGAGAAAGACACTCATTATCTTCTGGAATATCATGAATTTGAGTTCTAGGATATTCTGGAAAACGATTCAAAAAAATCAAAAAACTTTTTATAGATGGCCACAGTTCTTTTTCTAAATTATAGAACAAAAGAGGAACTGCTGCATCATTGAAAACATTAAACAATATAATTAAATGATTTAATATGAGATGAGTTTTAAGTTCACCAGTATTCTTATATCTTTTCAACAATCGTTTTACATAACGAATTCTTTTCAAATCAGTTTCAAAATCCTCCATAGTCAATGCTTGAGGATTCTCATAGAATTTTATAGCAAATAACAAATAATTGTCATCATTCAATTCATCAAATCTCATACCATATTATCAGCTTTCTGGATATCTGGTGTCGTCTTCAGCGTCACCTGCAATCATGCTTCCTGCAACTAAGGTTTCAGACTTAACTCTGAAATTACCGTGACAATCAACATAGGTTGTTACTCCAACCCATCCCGCGTGTGCGACGGCATAAGCGGCATTCTTTCCACCAACCGTTCTACCAGCAGCAACGTTTGTTTCAGTTGTACCAACACCAAATACAGCAGAGAATCTATTAGACTTTACTTCAGGAGCAAAGTATTGACCATCCTCAAGAGTATATTTTGGTTTTTGAGTTACAGTGTATCCAGCGCCAGAAATCGTGTTGAGTGTTGGATGTGGAATCAAGAACTGTGTAGATCCGATTGAAAGTTGAGTAGCAGAAGTAATTCCAGTGATCACTGCTTGACCATAGGTTCCTCCAGCGCCAACGACTAAAATATCGCCAGTTGAAATGCCTGCAGTTACAAAGGTTGTGCCACTTCCAAGTACAACTTCAGTACCAAGATTAATTGTAATAGTTCCAGTTAGATTGCTAAAAGAATCTCTATTGCCCCAAAGAGCCATGTTTCCTTACCTATAAATTCTTTGTATACAGATATTTATAAAAAAAGGAGACCTTTAGTTTTGGTCTCCTCGTTTTTGTTTTTATTTAATTCAAGGAGTTATATCTTTAGCACCTTTATTCTTCAGTTGTGCTTGAACTTGAAGAAGAATGAGTGAAAGAATTCCGTTTGATTTTACCTTTGGGTTTGCTCCAAGTGCTTCCGAAACTGCAAAAAGTACAGTTGCGATAAGAGCCTGATTTGCTAAACACCAAGCGACGACTGCCGACATGATGACCTCCGTATGAAGAGTATCCTGTCCTATTTAGCAATCAATCGTATCTTGAATGCATCATGTCCTGTGCTCTTTGAGCATCAGCACGACGCTTTGCTACTTTTTGAGCAGGAGATCTTGGTCCACCATATTCACCAGCTGCAGGTGGTTTTTTGCCAGGAACTTTTTTACGTTGTCCAGCAGGCTTTCCTTCCATTCCACGAATTGTCTTTTTTACAGAACGATATGCTGGATCTGAACTACCACCACTTTGCTTTCCTTGCTCTCTTTCAAGACGATTTAATTCATCAATTTGCTCACCTTCTGGTTCATAAGACATTTTAAGACCCATTGCTCTCATCTTATTTTTAACAAGATTAATCTTAGTTGGGATTTCTCTAGGGTCTTCTACACCACCTTCACTCTTTTTGAGTTTTGGTTTTTCATCCATACCACAATCTGCTTCTTCCTTATGAACTGGAAGACCCTTATGCTTTGTTTTAGCAAACTTCTTTGCTTCTTTTTTACTCATTCCAGCGGCTGCTTTTGCAACTTCAGGAGAAGCGGGGGTCTCACCTTTTTTAGCAGCATAAACCATTCCCATAAACTTTTGCTGAGCCTGACTTACTGCTTTCTCAGATAAGAAAGGTCCTTCCATTTCATGGTGAGCAACTTGCATATACGAAGATGCATTTCTTCCAGTACCAGTTCCAGGGACTTCTGGATTGATTTTAACTGTGTTTTTTCCCTTCATTACATCAATTTTTTTATTATTCGCATCTGGATTTGCCGACTCATCATTTACTTCACCAATAAATTCTTCAGCAACACCTTTCCTTTTCTGAATTGCAGCGCCGCGAACTTTTCTACGATTTAAAAGATACTTATCAGTCTTATCATGATCACCATCATTATCAATGTCCTTATCTTCCCTACCAACTGGATCTAAACCTTTACCTGCTTTTACTCTTGCGGTTTGCTCACCCTTCTTTCTCTCACCTTCATAAGGATCACCATATTCCGTCATTTCAACTTCTTTAATATTTGGATTTGCACGAAGAGCACTAATTTTATCACGAGTGGCATATCTGACATAAGAACGACCGTCTTTACCAGTTACTCTTACCTTATATTTTCTGTGCTCAGCAGTCTCCAGCTTCTCCATATAAGTTAGACGGATTGGTTCTTCTTCTTTCTGAACCCCTTCTACAAATACTTTATAAAGTGCATTTGCAACACTAGTAGTTGCAAACTCTTCAATATTAAAATCTTCTGCTTGCATTCCGCCCTTACCAAACAATTTCTGCTTTACTAAAGTCTTTTCTTGCTGACTCATATTGCTATTTTGCATATATTGAGAATATGCTTGACGAAGAGGAAGTTCTTCTCTTCTGGCACGATACCGAATATCATAAATCGCTTGCTTTACTCTCTTTTCTGGAGACTTTCCACCAGCTTCCTTTTTATCTCCGCCAGCAGGAGCTGCAGCAGCAGGAGCGTGTTTTCTTGCTGGAAGCTCTTCAGCAATATGTTTTTTCATGAGAAAATTTTACTTTTTACTTTTTCTATATTTATTTATGAATTGCTTAACATCATATCCCATATATGCCTTTCCACCATATTGCAAATTCTCTTTTCCCGTTCCAATTGCTCCTGGTGTCATATCAGAAAAATGTTTAAATGCACCTAAAGTTCCTACAAGAGTATTAGGATGAATTTTATCTCTCATTTTACTATCCATTCTAACTTCAGTATATTCAACCAAATCTTTAATCCACGATTTGAACATTTGACCAGACTCGGTAACGCAAATTAGATAATTCGTCCCTCTACGAATAATACGTCCAACTAATCCAGTGTTTAAATTTTCAACTTTTTCACCTAGTTTAAAAATAGATTCCGTAAGGTAGTTTTCACGAAGAGTTTGAAAATCAAACTTAGGTGCAATCTGCCAGATATCCCATCCTTCTTTAACACTCATAGCACCACGAAGAATGTTGAAAAGTTCTTTTGCTTCTGCTGGTTTGACTTCAGGAGGAAGACCAGAACGGAAAGTTTTAAAGTCTCCTTCAGCAGCAGCAAGTCTCATTCTTGATGCGGACATTCCTTCCACACCTTTTGCATCAGGATCTCTATCACCAGCAGAAACTACTTCAATATTATCAAAATTATAAAGTTGACCATTATACTGACCAGAAAGTTTTTCAAATTCCTTAACTCTATCAGCACCACCGATAATTCTCACACCAGCATATCCATTATTATGTGCCATTTTTAATACATCAAAAATGGTTTTAGTATTAGCGTCGTTTACAATATTACCGGCGTGATTTGGATAAAACTTCTGCATATAAGCAATCTTTGTATCAGGATCAAGAGGATTCTTTTTCTTATCCTGACTTCTTGAGGGAAAGATTAAATATTGCCCATCTTTGTCCTGAGACGCTGCCTGTGCCGCAACATCCATTAATTGCTGATGTCCAATTGTTGGTGGATTAAATCTACCAAAAGCAATAGTAAGAGTACCTTTGGTTTTAGGAACTGGAAGATATTGTGCAGGAGGTTGTTCTTGTGCTACTGCCTGTTGCTCTGGTGCAGGTGCCTGCTGCTGTGCTGCCTGCTGTTGAAGTGCTGGATCATTATAACCAGGCGAGGCAATTGTTTTTTCCTTTTCAGTTTGTGGTCCGTCTTTCTGACCTACTCTTTGACGCTTATTATAAAATTTTAACTTACCACCTTCAGTTTTTGCTACAAACTCTCCCTGCTTATCATACCAACCACCATGACCATCTCCAACAAGTCCAAGACGCTGTGCTTGTTGAGATGCGGTTGCTTCTGTTATGAATTGGAAAAAACTTTTCATTATCTATTTAAATATGTACCAGTTACTCTTATATTATGTATTTATTTCATACAAATCTTGAAATGGTTCTTCCACCAATTGGTTGTATGATGACTCTGGCACCTTTTATCCCATGATCACTGCGATCTCCTTTATATACACCTAGAAATACTGGTTCATAATTACCACTTATTCTATCACCATTGTTTAATTTATGTCCAGAGCAAGTTAATTCATAATATCTTCCCCTACTTTGAATATTTAATATTCCTTGCATAGTAACATCCACATTATTCTCATTTTTCATACCACCATAACCACTTCCATAAACCGCCATTTTTTTCAGATTTTCATCTTGAATTTTTCTACCAACCGTTGTAGCTGCGGGCATACCATTTACAAACATTTCTTTTAAAGTGTTTATGAATGCTTGGGTTTCTGGATGATTATAAATCAAAGGTTCTACCCTTTGAGACGTTCCAGACCATTGTTGAAATGCCTTTGGTCCATCACCAGCTTTATGAGAAACGTGTCCAACGTATCCAGAAACTCCCCTAAAGTGAAAATCACATTTGGGTGTTCCAGGAGTGCTTTCACATAGACCAACTTGATATATTGTTGTACCAACTTTTAGAGGTATAATTTCAGTACCTAATTTATCGAAGATTGCATTTAATTGCTGATTGATTCTTACAATCTGAGCATCTTCTTGTGCCGTGGTCGCTTGCGTTCTACCAGAAAATTCAGAATCTTTAAAAATTTGAGTTAAACTTATATACTGTCCCGAAATAGTTGGAAGCATTATGGATCTTCCACTTTTAAATCTTTCAAAATGACTAAGAGTAGTCAATTCTTTTAAAATAGATTTATCTAGTTTTACTTTAGTTCCGTTTGATTCTGATAAAATAAAATCTTTTCCTATTCTTATTCTGTTTAAAAAAATATTAAAATTATTTCTTTTTGCAAGTTCACTAGGACTTAACGTAGCCATTTTTATTTTTATTTAGAAGTGCCCAAAAGAGGACTTGAACCTCCACAGAATACTCTACAGGAACCTAAACCCTGCGCGTCTACCAATTCCGCCATTTGGGCAAAGTGGAGAATAGCGGGTTCGAACCGCTGACCTCCTGAATGCAAATCAGGCGCACTACCAACTGTGCTAATTCCCCAATAAAAATATTATATCACTTCATAGGCATAAGGTCAAATAGTTCTGGATGAAGTTGACCGTACTTCCGCATCAATTCACCTGCCTTTGCATTTGCTTGATTTTCAGTTGGACTACCAGCATGAGAACTTTTACGGTCTAAACCTTTCTCCATATGCTGCTTATAATGAACATATTCGTGAGCAAGAGTTCTCAAAATATCCATAGGATGACGATTAATAACACTCAAATGAATAGCATTATTTTTTGATATTTCTCCGAATGCTGCGATTCTTTTTGCAAAGTCAGTATCATCTATGAGAATAATTGGAATGTCATAATTAAGACGCAACTCTCTTTTTAAGAAAACAATAAATCTTTTGAGAATTGCGTCAAACTGAATTTGAGTCGTTGGTCTTCCTTTTCTTTTACCAAGAAGAGACATATTTTTTGAAATATTTATCAGGCGCCAAGAATGGCGCCAATATTGTCATCAATATCTTGAATAACTGCACGAATATCAGAAATACGAGGAGGAACACTCACTTCATCATAAGTGTATCCTTGCTGTGCTTCAAACAAAATTTGACGAACTGCAGCTGCTGCACGAACATCAAGTTTCAGAGTTACTTTTTTATCTTTAGTCATCGGTCGTCAGCAGCACGGTTTTCAGAGAAGTAAACATCAAAAGCACCTTCAGGATAACGCTTGAGAAGTTTTTGAACATTACGAGCAACAACATCATCAAGTGTAGTATCCAATGCCATACAAGCCTGGGCAACATACCACATAATATCACCCAGTTCAATGATCAGGTGCTCACGGTTGTCTTCGGTATAAGGTTTGCCCTGAAATACCATCTTCTTGACGATTTCCATAAACTCACCACCTTCAGCATTGATACCAACGGCAGCAGTCAGGAGTCGTTCAATATTAGCACCTTTTTCATCCAGTTGAACCAGACGATCAGAGAGGGCAAGAAAGTCCTTAGATGCGTCAGAAGTCACGGCATCTACAAACTCAGCATACTTATCAAAATTAACGTGTTTAGCGGTTTCCATTAAAATTTAAATCCTTCAAACGACTTTTTAGGTTTCTTGTCTTCGTTATCATTATACTCGTCTTCGTTTCCAGAGTCAAGTATATCTTTTTGTGCTGACTGTTCACAATCGTACAGTCTCATTTTAGCACGGTCAATACCCACAATGAAACGCTTAAAAATTGTGGGGTCATTGTATCGATTCTTCAATTGCTTCACCATGATCTGTCCCAACTGCTCAAGCTCTTCAGTGCTAATAAGGGCAAACATAAGATCAGCAGTAGCAGGCAAACCAAAGGACTCGCTAGTATCAGTAAGTTCAACATCAGAAGAACCAAAACCTGAACGAGTGGTCTGAGTAGCGGAGACAATTGGGACATTAAACTCGACGGCGAGCCCCCTAAGTTCTTCAGCAATTGACTTGATATATGAATAAGAATTGATAGAGCTGTTTGCCTTATGCCTAGAGGAAGCACAAATATTAAGGTAATCAATGAAAATAATATCAGGTCTGAATGATTTCTTAAGAGCAAGTTCATTGAGAAGTGCCTTAAAGTGTCCTGAATGTGCAGAAGCAGTTGGATATTCTTTGATGACCAAAGAACCTTGTGTCTTCTTCGCAATACTATTTACTTTCGTTTCAAACATTTGGCGTGGGAGATCAACCAGTTGCTGAATCGGGACATTGAGAAGGTTCGCATCAATCCTCTCTGCAATTCGCTCTTCTGCCATCTCAAGAGTGATATAGAGAACGTACCTGCCTTGCAGTAAGACGGAAGAAGCCAAGTGACACATGAATAGCGATTTCCCAACGCCCGTCCCAGCGAGAGCGATATTGAGAGTCTTATTAGGGAGACCACCCTTTGTGATTTTGTTGAAATATTCCAGATCAAACTCGATCTTATCTTCTTTACGGTGATAAAACTCATATCGCTCCTCATAGTTCTGAAGATAATCGTGTCCGATATTATTATCAAAAGATACTGCTAGAGCATCAGAAAGAATACTTGGAATGGCATCACGATTTTTCTTATCATTATTTCCATCAGCAATATGGATTGACTCCATAAGTGCCAAGTAGATAGCACGATCACGACACCACTTTTCTGTGGTGTCAAGCAACCACTGCTTTTCTACTGCAGCATCATTTAAAGACGCATTAATTTCTCGAATCTCTTTGACTTCAGTTTCATTGAGATCAGTGCGATTCTCTACCTCAATGTTGAGTGCTTCAATGGTGATTGCTGAACCATACTTAACAATGAATTGAACAATCTCTTCAAAAATGACCTTCTCCGCCTTTTGCTCAAAATAATCTGGTTGTATGAAAGGTATAACTTTTCGTGAGTAATCTTCATTAAATACAAGGTTCCTTAAAATAGTTGTCTCAATTCTTTCCATTATTTGTAATGCAAATAGGCACTCATAATATACTTTGGACCACTGATTGGTGGTTCTCCCTTATGAGGGAACATCCAAAGTGGAGGAAACATAATTAAAGTTCCCTGTTTTGGTTGAATTTGAACATCTTTGAAAATAGTTTGACCACCACTTTCAACGTCATTCAAATACCACATAAACGATAAAAATCTACGGGCAGTTCCATAGTCTACCACATCTACGTGCGTATCAAACTGATCAACACCATTTGGTTCGTATTTTTTAATACGAAATTGTTCTAGAGCGTGTTCCTCAGGAAATACACGCTTATCTACAAACTCATAATACTTATCACGATATTCAAAAATGTTTTTGATGATATGACTATGAACTTGATTAACTTCTGGTGTTAATTCACGATTTTCTGTGAGATTAAACTGAGTAAAGTTAGGTTTTCCATCATTATCAAGACGTTCGTGTTTGTCTAAAACCTGATCAAATAAATTAATTAAAAAATTACATATATCAGGTTCAAGGGCATTTTCGTAAATATGAATGAAATCTTGAAGTTCATCCATAAGAAAATTCACCTTTAGCAATCACATCAAGTTTTTCCATTACTTCTTCAGTGAAATATTGCTGTGGGTTTTTGAGAATTTCCTTCCCATAAATTTTCTTACCGTCTATTTCATAGCGCCCTGCTACATTCTTCCAAAGTCCACCGAGTTCTCCGAGTTCCAGAAGACCATAATAGCGATCAAGACCGCGCTCATCATAAAATAGACGGATTTCAACTTGTTGGTTCTCCTTACTCAAACGCGACTTAGCAGTCTTTGCCTTGATAATGTTTCCAATAACTTCCTTTCCATCCTTTTCCTTTGACTTACTAAGATAAATGATAGTAGAAGCGGCATACTTAAGACCACTACCACCACCCATTTCCTTAGTAGGAACATAAGCACCGATGACATCGTAAGTGTGGTTGGTTACAATCATTGGAATGTTTGCCTGCCCCAACTTGAGAGTAAGCATACGGAAAGCACCTTTCACAAGTTGTGATTTAGTCATATCACGAACTTGTTTGTCGTTCAGTGCGTCAGTAATCTCTTTTTCTGTGGAAAGCATACCCAAAGAGTCTAACACAAACATACAAGGTTTGCGTTCTTCTACGGGTTTTTTTAAGTAAATATCTACTGCCTTGAGTGCTTTACCACGGAACTCTTCAATAGTAACAACATTAACAACCACAAGACGAGAAGTATCAATTCCACGAGATTCTAAAAGAGATTTAGTGATAGCAGCCTCAGTGTCAAAGTAGAGACAGTAACCATCGGAATGAGTATCAAGAAAGTTCTTAACCACGGCGAGAGAGAAAAAAGTCTTTCCAGTACTAGACTCTCCAGCAATAGCAGTAATCTTATTCCCAGATACACCGCCAAATATGCTACCTGAAACCAGTGCATTAAAAATGTACGAACCCGTATCAACATAAGTCTCAGTCTCATCAATATCAGAAGCAAGTTTCGTATACTCGCCACCAACTTCTTTTACAATTTCTTTAAGAAAATCCATCAGCACACCATCCCGTATTCTTCACGAAGTATTTTTTTATAAGGTAAACCTTGTTCTTTAAGTTCTTTAACCAGTTTCAGTTTATGATACAAAGCGGCATCTCCACCAAAACCAAGTGCCTTTACAATCGTATCCAGTTCGTTATCATTAATAGGCAAGTCCATTAAGCAAAAAATAGTTCAAGGTTTACGGTTTTTTCCACATTCCATCCAATAGAATCAAGGATAGATTTGAGTGGTTCTACAAAACTCTTTTCAAATTGTAGTTCATAGTCGATGTATTTGTCAAGACCAAGTTCTTTGGGAAAGTCTTGAATAAAGGAGATAATATTCTCCTGAATGATATTTGGTTTTTTAAGATAGACAAACTTAATCTTCTCACCGTTTGCAATGAGTGAATACTTATTTGTCAGTTTATTTTCCTTTATATAATGATTGAAGAGAAGTGCTCCACGAATATGAATGGGAGTTCCTTTGTTGTAAATATCAGAAGATGAATAATATTTACGGACATCAGAAGCAGTTCGTGGAAAAGCAATTTGTTCTGGTGGAAGTTTTTTGAAATCAGAGCGGCACTTATCAATAAACTCAATTACCTCTTCCTCTGTTCCACTCATCATCAGTTTGAGTCCATCTTTAATCATCTGACGGCAAGGTGCAGGAGTAGAAGACTTAACTGCCTCAATACCCATCATCTTCAGTTTAGGTTCTTCATAGCGAACACCTTCACTATCCCAGACATTCAGAATGTAACGCTTTTTAGCAGTCCAGATTCCACGCTCAGCAATGTTCTCACGTTTCATCTGCATCTTCTGGTCATAAGCATTCACATAGGTCGCCAATTCTTGGTAGCAACCTTCAATATACTTTTCAAATTCCACCTGACAGACCTTATCAAGGAACGAAACAACGCTTTGAGTAGTTTTCTCTCTTCCCTTGTATACACTTTCAACCAAAGGACCCATATTAAGATAGATAGAGTCAGTATCTGAAGCAATAACATAGTCCACCTCATCAGTTTTGAGAATTTTATTCAGATAGGCATTCATCTTGTTCTCAATCCAACGGATAGAAACCTGACCCGACAAGGTGATTGCCTCAGCGTTTGCTAGTTTGTAATAACGGAAATACTGATTGCCGATAGCACCATAAGCAGAGTTAAGTTGAATCTTCCTCGCCATTTGGATGTTGTTGCATCTTGCAATCTCTTTTTCCAAGTCTTTCGTCTTTTTCTTTTCATACTCTTGTTTGGCAGCAAGCATTTTCTTTTTGTAGATGGTGCGATCCTTATAGATCTTTTCCATCAACTCTGGAAGAAATCCACGCACATCTTTGCGGAACATTGCTCCGTTAGCACAAACCGCGTAGTCTTTATACAACTCAAAGTTAGTCTGTTGATTGAGAATTTTATCAACAGTTACATTTGGATGCCTCTCTTCTAGAAGAGTTTCTGGCGAGATGTTGTATTGCATAATGAGGTGAGGGTATAGCGAGTTGAGGTCAAAAGACACAACCCAGTCATACTTTCCAGGAATAGGTTCCTTAACATAAGCACCAGCATACTTAGAATCTTTATCAGAACGTTCTTTGGGAGGAATCACAATGTTCCTCTTTTTCAGATAGTTGTAGATAATCGTGTCCCACATTCTTACTTGCGAAAAAACATCTGTATAATTTGCTTTGGCGTCATATGCCATCGTCAAAGCAAGTTCAATCAGTTTCATCTTGTCTTCCATACGGTCAACAAGTTCCACGTCAATGATGTTGTATTCTACAAACTTCTGCCAACCTTTCGTGTAGAAGTCTTTGAAAGTATCAAACTCGGAGTGGTCAAGTTTCTTTTGACCCAATTCGACACTTGCAATATAATCAAGGCGATAAGATTCCTGTGCCTTATAAGTAAACTTCTTATAAAGGTTTAGATAATCAAGTTGACTAATACCACCAACATCGTATGAAATATGCTTACGACCAGCAACATAAATTTCATCCTCAGTCACAAGACCCCAAGGAGAAAAACGTTTCATCAACTTCTCACCAAGAATACGGTCCAAACGACGAACCAAATATGGAACGTCATATAGTTCAATATTCCAACCAGTTACAACTTCTGGTGTATTCTCTTCAACCATCCACCAGTTGATAAAGTCCATCAACAAGTCACGCTCGTTATCAAAAGAACGATAAATCACATTCTTTTGTTGATTCTTAAATGGACCCATACCCCAAGTACGAATCTGTTTAGAAGAATAGTCCTGAATAGTAATCAACAGAACTTCTTCTGCAGCAGATTCTACATCAGGAAATCCATTCTCCGATGCAACCTCAATATCAAGAGTAGTAACCTTAACTTTACTAATATCAAACTTTAGTTCCTCCTCTGGATACATTTCAGAGATATACTGATAAATGTATTGAGTATTTCCATAGATTTTAAAGTTTTCTACTCCCTCATACTTTTTGATAAACTCCCGACAGTCACGAACAGACCCAGGTTCAACTGCCTCTACATATTCGCCACTTAATGTCTGATATTTGGTTTTCTTTTGAGAAGGGACAAAAAGAGTCGGGTTGAACTTCTCCCGAGTCATAAAGTGTTTACCATCTTCATAACCACGGACCAAGAAGTGATCCCCGACCATTTGAACGTTTGTATAAAATCGCATTATGCAGTCAATTCAAGATACTTTTCAATAATTTCTTCTTTTGGATCAACAATAGTAAGAATACTATCCGAATGAATCATCATTTCTCGTTGATCGGTTACTTCTGGCCAAGGAGTTAAATTTCCTTCAGAATCAATCTTATAAGGGTTTATAAGTTTACAATCAGGTTCTCCAAGTTCAGATCCAACTTCAATAATTTCAGTGACAATTACATTGTCAACTTTCAGTAAAAGACACTTGACCGTCTTGCTCATTTACTTTCTCCTCATACATTTCTTTTATAGTTTGAATTGGTTCCACGATTGTAACAATCCAATCTGGTGGAACTGGAATTTGATCATCGCTAGTTAAAACGATCCACGGTGCTAATGAAACCTCCAAATCACCTTTTGTAGATTCATTTTCTTCTACCAATAAAAATGCTTTTCTGGTCTCAATTTTATGTGGTTTAGTAAAGAGATACCCACAGACCTTATCATCAGAAATAAGTTCTTTAGCATCTGAAATAATGGTCTCACCAGATTTTAGTAATGCTAACTTAATTGACATTTGTTAAACTATCCTCTAATCATTATAGAACAAAAAAAGGGGGAAGTCAACCTGGATTTTGCCAGGGACTTCCCGCGCCGACGATATTCAGTTGTATTTAGTCTCCGTTACCATTCCCACCACCATCACCAGCACCGCTTCCAGGATTAATTGGAACTGCTCTTCCAGCACCCACATTAGTCACTCTTCCTTTATGATAAACTTTATGTGCCTTTGCTGCTGGATATGAAATAGTTTTTATTTCACTAATAAACTGGTGGAAAGATTTCATTTTTATTTTTATTTAGAGATAGTCCTTGCGGGAGTGATGTTCTGGTACTATTTTCCCAAGTACGATCCGTAAAAGTCCGTCTTCAAATGTGACTTCGCGGACTTCTGTGTCGTCGGATAAAGTCCACGCTCGTTTAAAACTTCTGCTAGCCACTCCCTTGTGGATAAACGTCCTATCCGATTCGGCATCTGCTTTTTGTCCTTCGACAAAAAGTTTTCCATACTCCGTGAAGACATTGACCTCTCCTTTCTTGAATCCTGCTAATGCGAGTTCCAAATGGGATTCAACGTTATTTATTTGGACTAGGTTATATGGAGGATAGTTTGTTGAAGTTTCGTGAAGGTTAAAAATACGATCAAAATATTCATCCATTCCAATGCTGTTTCTTGTAATCCTCTCCATTAAGGCAGGAAGATCCGCAGCAGTATACCTTGTGATACTGTTCATTATTGTAGCTCCTTTAAAAGCGAGGTTTGATTGTGTGGACCCAAAAGGCGTCCTTACTATTATATAGGTATAGACAATAAAAAGGGGAGTGTTGAACTCCCCAATTTATCATTCGGCATCCTCTACCTTTTTCTTTTTGGCACCAATATTATACTTGGTCTCCAGAATCCAGTCCCCCTTGTCCTTATAAGCAAGAACTTTAATTTGATTCAAGGGAGCAATATCCTGAATCTTTTTAAGATCAACAATCTCAATCAGACCCCAATCAGCAAGAAGTTGGGCGATACGATTGCGACGCTGAACATCATTCACAGTCAGGTTTGCGTGTTTGCCGTCCAGGGCAAACAGTTCCTTAAAGTGAACGAGATAATATCTACCTTGCTTGTGTAGAATATGACAAGACTGATAGATTTTCTTTTCTTTTCTTGAAGCAACTCCGATTCGGGTCAAAGTTTCACGAACTTTCAAAAAGTCATCTGGTTCATTCAGAATGACTTCCACCATTTGATCGGGCGTCCACTTTACTTCAGGTTCTTGAACGACACTCATTTTGTTCCTCCAGTTTCAAATTTCGATTTTATAAAATTAAGTTGTTCTTTAGTAAGAATCCTCAAAGCTTGTTTTGCCTTCTCATTACTATATCCATAGTAACGTTTAACATAATCAAGGTCTTTGATTTTATCTTGACGGAGCCAGGGAGAAAATCTCTTCTTTTTCCTCAGACTATTTATAAAAAAGTCATATTGAAGTTTTTTGGGGAGGAAATGATACTGATTCATTTCGTTCGCAAACATAATACAATCAATGTGTCCAGAGAGGCAGCGATTGATAATATAAGGAGCATATTCCTTCTCAAGAGAAGGGTCTTCATCAATCAGATGTTTCTTCGTTTGATTGATCGAGTTTAACCAGTCCTTCAATTCCATAATTAAAAAGCAAGAGTTCTTTACGTTGTTTTTGCTCACGCATATATTCACCCACAGAACGCATCGTATAAGTTAAGTCAAACTCAGCAGCATTCCAGTTCTTAAAGCGGTCTTTTACAAGTTGATCAGAATTATAACTTACCAACTGGTCCATATCGTTAGCATCGCAGTCAGCAGCAAACT